AGAGGATAGAGATATGCCTTGGCGAATGCATCCCCTCATCGCAAAACAAATTACTAACTCACGCACGAAAGCAAAGCCAAAGTCGCAGCCGGACAATAGCGCACCTGGGCGCGCGGGCGTTACACCTGGGCGCGCGTGTATAGCACGTGGCGCGCGAGACAGGGGGGGAGGGGGTTGAGTTGCAGCGCGCCGCTCAGTATATATATACATATACAGCCCCTCAAAAAAATTCAGTCCTCAAGGGGCTTCTACCACGGTCAGGAATCAAATCCTATGGAAATCAACGTGGATTCTCTTTAATCCTATGGAATTTAACAAACCAAGGTAATACTATGGTTATATCCTATGGAGTTTAACACCGTGTACCATATCCGATCTTTGATCGGTTCTTGGGTACACTTAAAGAAACCTTAGTGTTCTTCGTGTACCATAAGAAGTCAGTTTATGGTAGTCAATTTATGATTCCCTTTATTTATATTCTTTAGGGATTACTACGTTTAAGGACTTAACTGCCTTATGATGTTGCTGTCTTATGGTACACATTGTACCATACGTGCTTACAACGTCAAGCCTAAATATATGCATATGGTATATTATTTTACATTAATAGTATTAATAAGTTGACAGTTATGTATGAATCAATTTGATGAAGGTATGAAAGACGAGGAATCAATGAGCCAGACCGAGAAGGAGAAGGCAGCTTTGCTGAGTGAAATCCAGCAGAGTATCCACGAGGTAAGTAACCAGAAGCGGGGACTAAGGGTTAAGTGCTTGAGTGTATATGACCCAGAGAAGACAGCTAAGTTGCTTTACTTGTATAGTACAGGCAGTAGCCAGACTCGTCTAGTGCGTCACTACGGCTTTGATCGGGATACTATTATTAGTGTCCTGGCGGACTACGCTGACCATATGGGAACATTTAAGGAGTTAAGTGGTCGTATAGCAGCTAAAAACTATTTAAATCTGAGTTCTCTAGAGGAGGATTTAATTGAGAAAGTACGTGACCGTATGGAGAATGACCCCGAAATGGAGGTTGGCTTCAAGGATCTCAAGGAGTTATCAATAGCTAAATCAAATGCTTCACGGGAGGCTATGACGGCTAGAGGCGAGGCTACGCAGATTACAGAGGACCGGAAGGTCTACACCCAGGATGACTACGAGGCTACTATAGCGGCTGCCCGTGATCGTATTAAACAAGCAAAGGAAGCGGAGGTAATAGATGTTCATAGTAAATGAGGAGAATGAGGAACTGTACGGTAGGATCCGTGCGCAGCTAGGTGAGCACTTTACTAACTTTATGTTCATTGTAATGGATGACTCAGGTGATGTTTACTACGATTATACTAATCGACCAGTAGGTAAGATGCTGGCGAATGAGATGCTTCAGGAGTGCAATAACCCAATTGACGACGATGATTGGATCTGGGACTTCGAGGATGATGACATCTCGGAAGATGATAGCTTATGGGAGGATTGATATGATAGGGAAGGAAACAACTAAACTAGTACTAGAACAGCCCTCGGAGACAATAACCTTTGAGTTCGATAGTTACGGCGATACATCGGAGTTCGTGGAAAGGCTGTACTATCTTTGCTTGGCTGCGAGCCACGACCGTGACAACGTAGCTGAAGCGTTTTATAATTTAGGAGAAGAGCTAACAAAGGATCAATACAATGGGTAAAGGATGCGCACCCCGCAAGGGACACAATGCTGAGAAACAGCGTAAGAACTACGACGATATTGACTGGAGCAAGAAGCCCAAAGTCCAGAAGATGGACAAGCCAGCTAAGTCAAAGTAATGCCAATTGAATTCACAGAGCACCCGATCCTCAAGCCGCCCACGGACGAGGAGATAGTCCTTCTTGGCGAGGCTGACCCCAAGTTACTTGAGGAACTCCACAAGGCGCACGAGGGACGCATACAGGCAGCTACAGAGGATCCTATCCGCCACGGGTTCGACCTTCCGGGCTGGGAGCGTATGACGGACTCCTTCAAGGATTACAATGAGGTACTAGCCCTAGGTGGAAATCGCAGCGGCAAAACAACGGGCTGTGCGAAGCGCATAATGGAGGCTGTCAGTTCTAATAATGACGGTCACATTGTTTGTTTTTCTCAGAATGCGGATACCTCTATTAAGGTACAGCAGCCAGCCATCTGGGAGATGATGCCCAAGGAGTTCAAGAAGAAGACCAAGAGCATTGATGGTTATATCAATTATTCTATGCAGAATGGTTTCACGGGTAGTTCCTTTGTGTTCCCTGATACAAGGACACGTGTGGACTTCAAGACCTATACGCAGTACAGCAACAATGCTACTATCCTTGAGGGTTTCGAGTTCGGGTTCCGCAAGGAGAACATCAAGGCTGGGGATGCGTCCAATATAGGAGCCTGGCTGGATGAGTACCTAGGTGATGCTGCGCTGGTTAATACCCTACGTTTCCGACTAGCTACACGGGACTCCAAGATGGTGATTGGTTTTACCCCGATTGACGGGTACACGCCATTCATCTCGGACTACTTAAAGGGAGCCGAGACACTGGAGACTCGACCTGCGGCTTTACTTAATGGCAAGGAGTTACCTATCAAGCAGTACAGTCCTAGCCGTGATGCGGCTGTGATCTACCTGCACTCGGACGAGAACCCCTTCGGTGGCTATGAGCGAATTGCAAAGGACCTAGCTGGTCGCCCTGATGATGAGATCAAGGTTCGTGCCTACGGCTTACCTGTTAAGTCCGCTAATGCTTTATTACCATTCTTCAATACTGAGGTAAACGTACTATCAGAGGAACCCAACAAGTACGAGATGACGTTCCCCGACATTTCGGATAAGTCGGAGTTCACCTGCTACCAGGTAGTTGACCCCGCTGGTGCAAGGAACTACACCTGCATCTGGGCTGGCGTAAACGAACACGGTGAAGTATATATTCGCAAGGAGTGGCCTGACCGGGATACGTACGGCGAGTGGGCTATGTTCGGGGATCCGAAGTGGAAGTACGGACCAGCAGCCAAGAAGATCGGGTTAAATGTCGAGGGGTACTGTGAGTTATTCAAGGAGATCGAGGATGACCTACAGGTAGAAGTAACCGAGAGGATTGGGGACTCCCGTTTCTTTGCTAGGGAAAATGAGAACAATGATGACCTATTTACTTCGTTCTATGATTACGGCCTAAGCTTTATACCATCGGACGGCAAGATGGAGGAACAGGGGATTACTGCCCTTGATGATTGGTTTAACTATAACCCCAACGTAGGGGTAGACGAAGCCAATCGCCCTCTATGCTATATTCACAAGGACTGCGGTAACCTTATCGACAGCCTTATTAACTACAACTCAGCGGGGAAAAGTGACGAGCCACTGAAGGATTTCTTTGATGTTATTCGATATTTGAGAATGTCGAACGGCGGCGAAGGGCCTGATTTCTTTTCATCCAATGAAATGCAAACTACCAACAGAGGTAAAGGAGGATACTAATGCCTAAGAAGAAACTAATACAAATCGCAGAAGAACAAGAGGTGAATTTCGAGGAAGCTATGCGCATCGCGCTTGAGAAGCTACCAGAGGGTTCACTGACTGGTCGAGGTAAGAATACTTGGGTAACCGAGGAAGGTACTAAGATACTTGAGGGTTCCTTTATGATCGAGGAAATCATACCTAAGCACTTCAAGGGTAAGGTTCTCAAGGAATGCCCGAACCCACGGTACAACTACGTGTACAGCAAGGAGATTGGTAAACGTGTACCAGTACTAGTCCCAAGTCGATACAAGGGTCGTATGATCGGCAAGGTCATTACCTTCGAGGCAATTGAGGACAAGGGAGGTGTCAGCTACCGCTATGCAAAATGAATACATTGTGAGTGAACCCACTGAAGATATTACTACTGACCGTAACTGGTGCAGGGAGCAGTCCGACAGATTAGCAAGCTGGGAGATACTTCGTAGGCACGTATTACACGAATCCGGAGTACAGATGACTAATGCTGACCTATGTGATACAATAGGCGTATCATCGACTTATACGATTCGACTATTAAAATCCATACAAAAACGCCTACACTCGCAAGATGCTGAATGATTCAATTTCTGACTCCTTGACATACGTCCAGGATGAACCCGACATTAAGACCCTACGTTACGCTTACGACCAGACAGTAACGGAACTGGAGTCCTACTTTGACCTCTGCCGTACTAGCTACGATGACCGCCGTAACTGGTGGCCGGGCAAGAGCCGCGATCACCGCAAGCACGGTGCTGATGCATTCCCTTGGGAGGGATCATCCGATATGGAGTGCCACGTCATTGACGAGCGCATTACTCGACTAGTATCTTTATTTATGGCATCGCTGAATCGGGCTAATGTACGAGCATTCCCCGTTGAGAGTGGTGATATTGGACGTAGCCGAGTAGTATCTGGGTTCCTTAAATGGATGGTCAGTTCGGGCTATATTCCACGATTTTACCGAGAGATGGAACTCGGTGCTAACTATTTGCTTGAGCGAGGCATACTGATCACGTACGTCGGATGGCAACGTGAGGATCGACGGTTTCTACAGGAACTTGACCTTAATCAGATTGCACAAGTCAGCCCGGAGGTAGCAGTAGCTATCCAGGATGGGAACGATGACGAAGAACTCATCGCCTTGCTACAAGCTACTTTTGAAGGAACAACCAAGAAGCGAGCCAAGAAAGCAATCAAGGAACTACGTAAGGATGGCGTAGCTGAGTTGCCAATCGTACGCCGTCAGGTCAATGCACCCGATGTCAAGACACTAGCCCCCGATGGGGACTTCTTCTTTCCTCCGTACGTAACTGACCCACAGCGTTCACCTTACTGCTTTTGGCGCACTTACTACACCCCACAAGAACTAGAAAACAAAGTCGTCACCGATGGATGGGATGAGGACTTTGTTGAGCACGTTATTGAAAAATATCGTGGTGTAAATATAGATAGTATAGAACGCGAACAGGAGGGCCGTCGCAGCATTAGCCTAACAGATAGTACATACGAAGCAGACGAATTAATTGAAATCTGCTACGGATACCAGCGTCTAGTTGACGAAGAGGACAGCGCAGAAGGTATTTACTGCACAGTATTCCATCGTGAGTTCGATGGTGACGATGTGACACAGGGATACGCTAAGTTTGAATTACTCAATGGATACGAGGACTACCCAGTTGTAGTAACCAAGCTATCCGAGGACAGCAAGCGACTATATGATACTTTGACAGTGCCATCATTGCTGCGTGGCTTACAGAACCAAGTAAAGGTTGAGCGGGACTCCAGAGTTGACCGCAACAGCCTAGCTACCCTTCCTCCTATCCTGCATCCAGTTGGTCAAGCACCTACTGATTGGGGTCCAGGTCGTATGATTCCTTATCGCCGTAAGGGTGACTTGGACTTTGCTCCTACACCTCCACCACCTACTGGCTCGATTGAGATGGAATCCACACTGCTGGATCTAGCTGATCGCCTAGTTGGACTGGATGAAGAGGGCAGCATTAGCCAAATCCGCAAGCAGTTCCTAGTTGATAAGTTCCTTAGCCACACAGCAGAGGTTCTGCGTATGGCATTCAAGTGCTTCCAACGCTTTGGACCCGACGAAATCTTCTTCCGTGTAACCGGTATCCCTGATCCTCAGACATTTGACAAGGGGAACGCTGACGAGAACTTCGATATTCTTATTAACTTCGACGTTCAGAATACTGACCCACAGACAGTGGAAGCAAAGACCCAGCAGTTCGTAGCACTGAACCAGCTTAACTCTAACAACCGCCTGAACGTAGATGCGCTCCTGGATGTCATTGCCACAAGCATTGATCCAGTTATGGCGGACGCAGTTCTTCAGCCAGTTGAGACAGCACAGCAGGAAGTAGTAAAGCAGGTCACGGATGATCTATCCAAGATCTTTGCAGGTATCGAGATGCCAGCACGTCCAGCAGGTGCTCAGATTGCACTGCAGGTTATCCAGCAGTACCTTCAAGCGCCCGACGTGCAGCAGCGCGTACAACAGGACGAGGCTTTCAACAAAGCC